TGAGGATATCCCGGATACCTTATCACAGCTTATAAGAACTGCCTTTGTTCCACAGGGGGACAACAAGTTTATCGTTGCAGACTTTTCTGCCATCGAAGCGAGAGTCCTTGCGTGGCTTGCTGGTGAGAAGTGGCGAATCAAAGTGTTTGAAGAAGGCAAGGATATCTACTGCTCATCGGCATCACAGATGTTTGGAGTGCCTGTTGAAAAGCACGGCATTAATGGCCACCTAAGGCAGAAAGGTAAGATAGCGGAACTCGCACTTGGCTATGGCGGATCTGTAGGAGCATTGAAAGCTATGGGTGCAATCGAGATGGGACTTACCGAGGAAGAACTCCAGCCTCTTGTCTATGCCTGGAGAAATTCAAATCCTGCCATCACAATGCTGTGGTGGGATATTGATAGCTGTGTAAAGGAAACAGTGAAGAAGAGAATCACAACCGAAACTCACGGCATACGATTTATGTACAAGAGCGGCTTTCTTTTTATCGTTCTTCCTTCTGGCAGAAGACTTGCATATGTAAAACCCAAGATGGGTGTGAATCAGTTCGGTGGTGAATCTGTTACCTATGAGGGTGTTGGTGGTACAAAGAAATGGGAAAGGCTCGAAAGCTACGGTCCCAAGTTCTGTGAAAACATCACGCAGGCAATTGCCAGGGATATTCTCATGTATGCAATGCAGACTTTAAGAAACTGTAATATCGTTGCTCATGTTCATGATGAAGTCATCATCGAGTGCAGAAAGGATATGTCCCTTGATGCCGTGTGTGAGCAGATGGGAAGAACTCCACCCTGGGCAAAGGGCCTATTACTTCGTGCTGATGGCTATGAATGTCAGTTTTATAAGAAAGATTAACAGAAAACGTCCTTTTTTACCTCCTGCCAAGGCTACCTGGTAGGAGGTGTTTTTTATGCAGATTACAAAATTAGAAGACGGTGCAGCAGCACCAAAGCATGACACAAAGGTGTTTACCCAGGAAGAACTGCAGAAGGAGTTTGACTTCATTCTCGCTGAAAGGATAGTTCGTAAGATGGCAGAAAAGGGACTTATTTCTGATGATGAATTACACAAAATTTCAGAGAAAAATCGACTTATTTTCTCTCCATATTTAAGCGAGATTTATCAGTAATTGACTTGATATATGTGCGTTTCTACGGGAATATGTCATACGATAAAGCGAGGTGATATAAGTGAAGAATGTAACGAAAATCAATCAGATTGATTTCTCCATTTTTAAGAAGACAAGGGTGGCTGCATACTGCAGAGTTTCAACGGATAGCGATGAACAGGAACTCAGCCTTGATACACAGAAAAATCATTATGAGAGTTACATCAAAGCAAACAGTGAATGGGAATACGCAGGTATTTATTATGATGACGGTGTCAGTGGTACTAAGACTGCAAAGAGAGATGGGTTGTTAAGACTTATGGAAGACTGTGAAAAAGGTCTTATCGATCTTGTTATCACAAAATCTATCAGCAGATTCAGCAGAAACACTACCGATTGCCTGGCACTTGTAAGAAAGCTTTTGAATTATGAAGTCTATGTTATTTTTGAAAAGGAAAATATAAACACAGGCTCTATGGAAAGCGAGCTAATGCTTGCTGTACTGACCAGCATGGCAGAAAGCGAGTCACGTTCCATTTCCGAGAATGAGAAGTGGGGCATCAAGAAAAGATTTCAGAACGGCACTTATGTGATTTCCTATCCGCCTTATGGCTATGCCAATGTTGATGGTGAGATGGTGATTATTCCAGAACAGGCAGAAGTTGTAAAAGAGATTTTTGCAGGATGCCTTGCCGGAAAGAGCACCCACATCATTGCAAAGGAACTGAATGAAAAAGGTGTTCCTACCAAGAAAGGTGCTAAGTGGACAGGTGGTACGATTAACGGCATTCTTACAAATGAGAAGTACATAGGAGATGCACTTTTTCAGAAGACCATTACAGATGCAAATTTCAAGAGAAAAAGAAACTATGGCGAAGAAGAACAGTACTATTGTGAAAACCATCACGAGCCTATCATTGACAAGGATACCTTTGAAAAGGCAAAAGAGTCCATAAGACAGAGAGGACTTGAAAAAGGCAACTGCAGTGAGGATACAGCAAAATATCAGAACAGATATGCCATGTCCGGCAAAATCAAATGCGGCGAGTGCGGAAGATCCTTTAAGAGAAGATATCACTACACTTCACACGGCAGAAGCTACAATGCCTGGTGCTGTGGCGGTCACTTGGAAGACTCGAAATCCTGTTCAATGAAATTTATTCGTGATGATGATTTAAAGAGAGCCTTCCTTACCATGATGAATAAGCTGGTATTTGGAAACGATCTGGTCTTGAAACCGCTCCTTATTTCCATTACAACAAATAATTCTAAAAAGAACGCAAACAGTGTGGAAGATATCGAAAAGGAAATGGAGAGCAATGAAGAACAGAGAAAGCAGCTGAATACGCTGCTGACCAATGGGTATCTCGAAAGACCTGTATTTGCCGAGACTCATAATAAACTGATCATGGAATACGAGCATCTGGAAGCCGAAAGAGATTTATTATTCAGAATGGATGATGCTGGATATACCATGGAGCAGGCTTTAAAAGAATTAGTCGATTTCCTTAACGATGCAAAGCCTTTTACTGAATGGGAAGAATCCCTATTTGAAAGATTTATAGAAAAGGTAAAAGTGCTGTCAAGGGATAAAGTTGAATTCGAATTCAAGTGTGGCTTAAAGCTAAAAGAAAGGATTGATTGAAATGGCACACATACCAGTAGGGTACAAAATAGTTGACGGTTGTGCTGTAGTTGATGAAACGGCTGCAGAACAAATAAGGGCAACCTACAGATACTATTTTGAAGGCAAGTCACTTATTAATGCAGCTAAAGAAGCAGGTTTTAAGATGAACCATGCATCAGTAAAGAGAATGCTTTCTAACAAGAAGTATCTGGGAACAGACTATTACCCACAGATAATTGACGAAGAAACCCAGACAAGATTTCTGGAGGAACTGACACGAAGGGCAGGAAACCTTGGAAGGCTCGACAGAAGATGCAGGGAACACAATAAGACAGTTCCTACAGCATTTCATTTCAAGCCGGCCGATTTAACATTTCCTGATCCATTCGAGCAGGCAGAATACATTTACAGTCTGATAGAAAGTGAGGAATAACCTATGGCAGGAGCAAAGAACATAACAGTTATTCCGGCAAAAAAACGTGTAGGTAATACGGTAACCGCAGAAGATAAGCCAAAGCTAAAGGTCGCAGCGTACTGTAGAGTAAGTACTGACAGCGAAGAACAGGCTACAAGCTACGATGCACAGGTTGAGCATTACACAGAATTCATTAGAAAGAATCCTGAATGGGAATTTGCCGGGATCTATGCTGATGACGGTATCAGCGGAACAAACACCAAGAAGCGAGAAGAGTTCAATCGAATGATTGAAGATACGATGGCAGGCAAGATTGATATGATCATTACAAAGTCAATCAGCCGATTTGCAAGAAACACTCTTGACTGCTTAAAGTATATAAGACAGCTTAAGGAAAAGAACGTACCAGTATTCTTCGAAAAGGAAAACATCAATACAATGGACTCTAAAGGTGAGGTGTTGCTTACGATTATGGCCTCCCTTGCACAGCAGGAATCGGAGTCGCTATCAAAGAATGTTAAGATGGGTATTCAGTTCAGATATCAGAATGGCGAGGTTCAGGTCAATCACAACTGGTTCCTGGGATACACCAAAGATGAGAACGGACACCTCATCATTGATGAAGACCAGGCTGTGGTAGTAAGAAGAATATTCCGAGAGTATCTGCAGGGAGCAAGCCTTAAGAATATAGCAGACGGACTTATGGCAGATGGCATACCTACAGCAACCGGGAACATGAAATGGCGTGGGGACGGCATCAGAAAGATACTTACAAACGAGAAGTACATGGGTGATGCTCTTTTGCAGAAGACCTATACAGTTGATGTTCTTACAAAGAAGAGAGTTGCTAATAATGGAATTGTTCCTCAGTACTATGTTGAAAATAACCATGAAGCAATCATTCCAAGGCAGCTGTTCATGCAGGTTCAGGAAGAACTCTTTCGCAGGGCACACCTTAAAACTGAAAACGGAAAGACCAAGAGAGTCTACAGCAGCAAATATGCATTATCGAGCATCATATACTGTGGTAAATGTGGTGACCTTTTCAGAAGAGTTGCATGGAAGGCCAGGGGTGCGTCTTATAACAAATGGAGATGTGCCAGCCGAATTGAGAAGGGACCGAAAAACGGCTGTGATGCTGAAGCAATCAGTGAATCTGAAATTCAAAAGGCAGTCATGAGAGCCATCAATAAGACTCTTGGAGGAAGAGAAGAATTTTTGGTGCAGCTACAGCATAATATCGAAGATGTGCTGAATGGTGATTCTACGGCAACGCTTGAGTACATAGACCAAAGAATGGCGGAATTGCAGGAAAAGCTTGTGATGTGCGTAAATAAAAATGCCGAGTATGATGTTATAGCAAAGGAAATAGATGCCTTGAGGGAAAAGAAGGCGGCAGTTGTAACAAAGGATGCTGAACAGGAAATGCTCAGAAAACGAATTAATGAAATGCGACATTTTCTTCAAACGCAAACAAGCAGAATCACAGAATATGATGAGCAACTGGTCAGAAGGCTTATTGAAAAAATCACAGTTTATGATGATAAATTAATCTTCGAATTCAAATCTGGCATGACTGTTGAACTCAAAAGATAA